TCTTGTGAAGACTTAGCTTGGGGAACTGAAGTACCAGAACGCATCATCTTAGGGGCAGACTGAAGTTTTTTATTCAACTCTGGTTTGCTCTTTTGAAGTTGCTCATACTTCATTGCCTTATACAAGGTCATCACAGCACGACTGTCATACACGGAACTGAGTTCTTGGTCAGACCAACCTACAGACTTCGCATAGTCACGGATTTGTTTCCGAACCGCATCACCCTGTGGTGTCGCTAACTCAGGAATCAGACTAACTAGCTTCTCAGATTCTTGACGGAGATGGTTTTGCAGAGAGGCTTGTTGCTCGGATTGTTGCTGTTGGGCAATTCGTTGCTGTTCATTCCTGACTACTGCTAACTGCTTCTCACGCTGGCTCTGTTCAGCTACCGCTACCGCATAACCGATAGGGTCTGTTTCCTTTAGAACTTCTAAGTCCACACCCTGATGTTGCTGCGTAAGGAAGCTATCCAACGCTTGCAACTTCTGGGCGTATGCCAATCGCTCTTGTTTAACATACTCTAAGTGACTACGTTCAGCTTCAATTGCCTTACGTTGTTCAGCTAGAGCCTGAGACTTTTTAGTGTAGTCCGTACCTTGTTGATAACCCTTAATAAGTTCGTCTAGTTCTACTTCGACTTCCTCACCAGATGCCTTGACTTTATATCTAGGCTTTGGCTGTTCCTCGGATTCCTCCTCAGAATATTCAACTTCGTCAGTCTCTTGAAGTTCCTCTGGTTGACCTTCGGCTTGGCTGTTGTCAGCTTCCTCAGAATCACCCATCAAACCTTCAAACGCTGAAGCGGCTTGGTTTACATCTAGGCTTTCACTCCCATTAGGGTTGGTGTTTTCCATTTGTCATCTCAATAATCGCCAGAAACCTTCTGGACGGAGGGTAGCTTTTAGGCTACAGAATTTTCCACTTCTTCTCTTTAATCACAGTTTCCGAGGCCAAGCCTTCTAGGTGTCCTGTAATCAGTTCTAAAGTCTTAATGTGCCGATAAGCGTCTTCACGCCTATCACATTCTTCTGCACTTGTGTTAATTATCACACTAATCTGCTCTTTTTTCAAGTTATCTATGACTTCTTTGAAAAAGTCATCATTTAATAGGTTTTTAGCCCATTGAGCCATTACTGCTTTGTCGTTATTCTGCAAGGATGCCCCTAGTTGTAAAGTAATCTACATTTGGTTTTCCACCACCGCCAACAGGAGTAAACAAGTTAAAGTAACTGTTACCTCTAGCAGTACCTAAGTCATTTATTGGGTTATAGGTAGAACCACCACCGCTAGACATAGACCTAATTGTGTCAATTGCTTCTAGGTCACCAAGTTCAGCAAGCACCCTTAAAGTGTTTGCATCCATAGTGTCATAGGCAACACCTGCCCTTTTTCGGCTTGCGTCAGCAGTATTGGCTAGGTTAGCAGCACCCAATAGACCATACTCAGAAACAGCCCCTTCTGGTGCGTTCAATAAGCCATTAACAATGTCGCCTAATGTGTAACCAGTTAAGTTTCCAGAGATGCTATTAAGAAGACTTAATGTTGGGTTTGTCAGCCCAAGCAAAGCGTTAACTGTCATGGGTGTGTTATCTGAAGCTAACCCAAGACCTGCTGCCAAGACGTTCCCTGCTGGCCCTGCCGCCAACATTGCTATCTTTGAACCAAGATTAAGAACATCTTCTTCTGTACGAATATCAGCAGCAGAACCAATTAGGTTTAGCGCAATAGCTGTTTTAACTAGGTCTGAATTACCTGCTAAAGCAGCTATCGGTGCTACTGTCCCTGCAACATTGGCTATATCTGTTCCAGTAACATTAGTACCAAGCAAACCTCTATTTGTTGTGTCTGTAGTTATACCTGTAGTACCAGTATCAGTAAGATTGTTTCCATAGACCAAGGTGTTATCAATAGCTGTGTTACCAGTAATCTTACCTGTATCTGTATTTACAAGATTTACTACACCAGAATCTACACTAGCAGCAGCATCTGTGTTTTTAATAGACTTACTCAAGTCAATAGACGCAGGTAACTTTCTTGGTTGTGCTTGTAGCAACGAGCCATAAGCCATTCCACGCTGTTCTGGTAATTGCTCACCAATCATGTCTAACAATGACATGGTAGGCGCAAACTGAGTCTGTGGTGTGTACTGGCTTTGTATGCCAGAAACAATATCCTGATAGGTAGCACCTTTAGGATTAGCACCACCAACTAAATTAACCAGTTCTTGATAGTTCATATTACTGACCAATCATGCTCATTACATTAGCCAAGGAAGCGTTTGATGCTGTAGCAGTTGGGGCTTTACCTTGAATCATGTTCACAATAGATTGTGTAGATGGTCTGCTTGCAGTTAACTTGCTTGCTAATTGTTTTGATGCAGCAAAGTTTGGAATTAACTGCCTTAACTGCCCCTCTACTATTGGGTCTATTCCAGTTATAGGAGTATCTGTTTGAACACCACCAGCTTTTTGGAATCTAGCAATAATATCAGCAAGGTTTGCACCAGTAGCAGTAGCTACATCCTCTGGAGTTACGCCAATTTGATTCATAAAATTACGAATTTGCAAATCTGTTGCATTAGGATTTTGCGTAAGCCAATCGACAATGTTTTTATTGTACTTTTCTAAAGTTCCACCTTTAGCTAAAAAATCAGTTAACCCACGGCTTTTAGCACCAGTTGTAGCACCAGTTGTAGCACCAGTTGTAACCCCACCAGAAATAATGTTAGCAACATCAGTTGCAGTTATTTTTGTATTAGTAGGCTTGTAGTTAGGATTAGCAATAATTTGCATAGTTACAGGGTCTAACAAAAACTGACTGTTAACGTCTGAAACTTTAGGCGCAGTAGCACCTGTTGCGCTGTACTTGGTAGGGCCAGACAAGACGCTTTGATATTCTAAAGTCTGTGGAAATGTTGTCTTAAAGTAATCAGACCACTTCTGTGAAGCAGCATTAAATGCTTCTGGGTTTGCTCTAGCTAATGCCTCCACTTCTGGAGACATTGTGCCAATGCCTTGCGCCCTTGCTGTTTGAGCAGCAACCTGTTGAAGTGGTGATAACAACTGGTTTCCATAAACTTGTTGGAATTGACCCATAGGTTTAGTTGGGTCATTAGCTAATGCGTTTTGATAATTCTCAATGGTCATGCCATAGAAGTTGGCTTGATTTTGTAATTCTTGACCAGAACCTGTATTAAATTCTTTGTTTCTAGGATTAGCAGCCATTGCATAATCGTTATATGTCTGGTAATTCATGGGATTAACATAGCTAGGGCTTTGCATTTGCCATGATTCAAGCGCATTTTTAAACTCCATTGGAGTTTTTCCAATTGAAGTTGGTTGAGCCGCAGCCCATTCAGCTTGTGTTGCGTATGCCATGATTAACCCCTAATCTCTACGTTAGATGTGATACCAGCACCAATCTTCATTGCTTTCAATTGTGCTTCTGCTTCAAACTCTTGTTGCTTCATTGCAAAGTAAGCCTGTTGTTTCTCACGCTCTAGTTGCAACTTAGCGGCTTCTTTCTCACGCATCATCTGCATTTCAAGAACAGACTTTTGTTGCGCCATCTCCATGTCAATCTGTTGTTGCTGTTGCTTCAACTGAATGTCAGCTTGTGCTTTAGCTTGATTAGATTGTATTTCAGCCTGAGTCCGAGCCATGATTGCTTGAACCTCTGGAGGCATCTGCTGTTGTTGTGGAGGAGGATTACTTAACGCTTGGTCTTGCTCTGGCGTAATTGCTTTGTAGAACTCAGCACTATCTTTAAATCCAGCAATCTCTACCATGCGTCCCAATGTTCCACGATACTGAGCAGGTGAAACATAAGGATTAGCAGGGCCATACTGACCAATCAACTGCTCTTGTTTAGCAAGAACCATCGACAACATAGCCATCTGCTCTTGACGATTCCCTGCACCCAAACCAACATTGATAGAAACATCGTATTGGTTAGCCCATGTACGAGGGTCAAACTCTACGAACTCACCACGCATACGCACCATACGAGCCTTGTCTTGATACTTACAGAGCAAGTGCAAGATGCCTTGGAACAAAGACTTAACACCTGTCTCAGCAAAGATGCGAGCCATTAGTTCAATCTTACCTGCGCCAGCTTGTTGCATGGAGGCTACCGCAGCAGCAGTTACGTTTTGCAAGATAGCAGGGTCTAAACCTTGTGAAGCATCGCTAACACCTGTACGCTTAGACTGTACTGTGTCTAGATACTGAAGCATTGGGAAAGCCTGAGAAGCCACGTTCTGAACAACTAACTGTTGAACAGCACCTTGTGACTTGGCACGAATAACACCACCAGCAGTAGAAGTTAGTAAGTCATCAAGGTTTACTTGACCTTCCACCGCAACAACTCGTGCATTGTTTGTCAGATATAAGTTATCCAACATCTGACGAGTGATAGTGGTCTTGATTAACTGTAGGTCAACTGTTCTGTCAGCTAACGAGTTACCAAAGAACTTGTGCGGAATTGGGATAGGACAGATTGAGTGGAAAGGAACATAGTCCACTTCCTCAACCATCTCCTTACCATTTTCATCTTGCAGAATCTCATTAGAAGCGTAGAAAACCTGAGTCAGAGCAGCAATGCCTTTGCCATTCATATCAGTTTTGACATAACACTCAAAGACCTCAATCTCTTGCATTGATGGGTCATCAGTCTGTGTTTGGTAGGGTTGCTCACCAGCAGAATAACGAGCCACACGCTCTGGTGTGTATGCCAAGGCATCACCCATCTGCAAACTCTCTACCTGTTTTTTATTGAAACCCATAGCAACCAAGTCACTACGAGTCAACATCTGCCTGTGGGCTACGAAAGGTGAATCAGCAATAGTTCTAGCCTTCTTGCTAATCAAGAACTCCTCTGGAGGAACATTCTCAATCGTTACTTTGCCTGACTTTTTCTTTTGCTGGACAACTACGTTATGAGTAGAAGCCATCACAGGCATACCCATTGGGTCTATAACTGGCTGTCCCATTGGGTCAATAATTGGAAACTCTGTCGTATCTTGCTCGACAATCTCCATAGTCTCATCACTCATAAGCATTGCTAACTCGTCATCAGACAAGTCAAAGTAACGCTCTTTAGTAATGTCTTCTTTGTCTTCCCAATAAGCCTTAACGATGCCGTTCTTCTGCATCAAGGCATCTTTGAACCAATCATGCAGAATGGCTACACCAGCGTTATCACGATTGAATACCCAATTGCAGTAGTCTGTGGCCTGTTTTGCCGAGGCTTCATCACGAGGGCCTTGTGGCTCAAAGACTACGATATTGTCTGAGCCTGTAAAGATACGAACTAAGCTAGGTAGCGCACCATCTATCGCTTCTGCCACTTCTCCAGTAACGATTTGAGACTTACCCTCAACTTCATTACCATATGGCTGTCGCAGATAAGCCTCCAAAGCCTGTTTGCGCTGTTCAACAGTTTCGCTTTCAATAAATCCGATTGCATCATCAATCTCCGATTGAAGTATTGACTTCAGTTCGTTCTGTACCATGTTTGTCCTTTGGAGGGCGGCCCATTCGGGGTTTGTCCAATTGTAACTCTTTTACCATATTTTCAAGCATTTCGATACGCTTTTCAAGTTCTTTTACTTTAGGTGCTAGATTTACACCCTGCATAGTTACATACATCAGACAATCCATTTCGGAGTTTGGTTAATAGGCTTAGACCACGTTGAATGTCCTTCATCCAATCCAAGGGCTAAGTAGCGGAAAGAATCAGAGCCATGACTTGACCAATCGTGTAGTGGTCTTTCGTAAAATATCTTACGCTTTTCATCGTAGTCTCTGCGGTAGTTTCTCAGGCAGTTTAGTCCTGTCTGCACCTTTGGCACGTTAAACCAGCACCTTGGCAATAATCGTCTAACAGCTTGGATGCCATCGTCTAGTCCCATTCTGGGTGCAATCTTGACTTCTAGTCCAGCTTCCTCAAGCATTTCCATTCTGCTCTTACCTGTGCCTAACTCCCTAACCCTAACGTCATGGGGCAGAATATGCTCTGATTTAAGATAGTCATTATCCTTAATCCACTTAACGTAGTGGTCTAGTCCAACTCCGTGATTCTCGTAGTAGTCAATCAGACGCACCTCAGTACCTACTAACTGAGCCACCCAGATAGACGTAGAGTCACCCATTCCCAAGTCCCAAGCAGTAAATGTCCTACTTAGTTCCTCTCTGGGAATCTCTTGCATATGCTTCTTGTCTTCCAGTTCATTAAGGATTTGCCCATAGTAAGAGCCTTCTACAGCAGCGTCAAAGCTACATTCAAACTCTTGGCGGTATTTATCCTCGCCCATCTCATTCTTAGCCGCCTTCAGTTCTAGGTCATCTACCACCCCTGTCTCTGAGGCTTTGAACTCTAGCAAGCCCCATCCATCCTCTTTCTCTGCCCTGTCTCGCAGTTCTTTGAAGTGATTGTGTCCTTTGGGTGTACCAATGAATAAGCACCAGCCTTTTCTGTCTGTCAGGGCAGGTCTAACAATGTCTGTCCATATCTTAGGATTCTGGTCACCCACCTCATCAATGATTACCCCATCAAAGTATTGACCTCGCAGGGAATCAGGATTGTCTGAGCCATATAGCTGAATACGCCTACCCCAGAAGTCAACTCGTAACTCTGAGATGTTGTTAGTTCCACCTAAAGGTTCAGTATATTTAACAAGATAGTCCCAAGCTACACGCTTTGCTTGTCCATAAGTAGGCGCAATGTAAGCGTATCTAGGTGTTTCTTTCTCGTTTAGCACCGCCTCACGGATTAAGTGGTTAAGTGCTGCAACAGTCTTACCAAACCTTCGATGTGCAACTACTACTGCAAAGCGTTTACCTTCCAGTAACTCGTGAACCTTTAGTTGGTGTTCCCTTGGCTTATAGGGAATTTCAATTACTTCGCCCATGTAACGATGTGCTG